TAGAACCTACATTTATATAGAACATTCTCTTTTCAGGAGCTCTCATTATACGGTGAATTAACATCGCATCTTCCATAAGAGTTACTTGCTTGAAAATCTTTCTAGCTGGTTCTAAATATGATCTACCGTAAGGTAGGTAATTTGTATCTGAGATTAATCTAAAGTGTGCAATTTCGTAATTATCAAATTCTACTACCTTTGATTCATCTCTTCTTTTTGGTAAGTAATTAGGGTGTTGAGAAGATGCTAAACCATCAGGATCTAATCTAAAGTTTACTTTAGCTGGATTCTCTGGATCAGTTCCTTCTTCTCTAATCATATGGTAAACTGTATATGGTAATACGTTATATACTCCGAACTTCTCAGCTATTTCTAACTTTAAGAAGAAATCTCCATACTTACACATGTTTCTAGTCCATGACCATAAATTGAATTCTATATTTAAAACGTCATAAAATAGATTATATAAAACTCTTTGAATATTTTCGTCTGATGATTTTATAGCTAAAATCTCATTTTGATCGTTTTTTATAGTAGCTTCATCTGCTATAATATCTAATGCAGAAGCTATAATAGGATCTGTGTCCATCGCTTCATAATCAGAATATAATTGAATCCTTAATGTTTGGTAATTAAGGTTAGGGTTAAATATATTTCTATTATTGTAGATATATAATCTACTAAATCTATCTACTAATGAGTTTGTTTGGTATCTACCAGTAGATTGAATCTGATTAACATCAGCTACTTTTAACTCGTCTCCACCGATGTTTCTTATTACTACATCGTTAGAAAAGAGTCTTCTTAATCTACCAAATAAGGATTTATCTGCCATCTATTTGAATTTATATATATAAATAGTGTTATTTTAAAAGCCAACGTAGATCTTCTTCACCACGGGCTGTCTTATAAAGATAAGGATTTTCTCTCATATTACCAACATTTCTCATAACAGCTTGGTTTTTAGCATTTAAGTTGTTAAATGATGATAATTGTGCTCTGGCTAAATCCATACCTTGCTGTCTTAATCTAAGTGCTGTATCTCTAACATATAAGGCAGTTGCACATGATATAATTAAATCATCGTTGTATCTATCTTGTGCTTGTGCTTTACCGTTTTTCCATATAAACACCCTCATTTCAGACATAAGTCTTTTAGATTGTATAGTAACTCCATGGTCTCTTATATACTCAATCATCTTAGCTATGACTAAAGGCCTAGTTCTGGCTGACATAGTAAAACCAGGTACTAACTTATCTCTTTCATACTTATGCATATACGACTCAACTGATTCCATTTGAGCTGTAGAGCTATAGTATATGTTCTTATACTCTCTTTCTAGCAACTGTTCTATAGTTGCCCATCCAATATTAGCATTTTCACATACAAGTAAGGCATCATTGTATTCAGATGCTATACCTACTAGTACGTTTCCAAAGTCTTTAGGTGAGAGTTTACCTTTATATTCAGCTACCTGTACACATTGGTCAATATCGAATACATGGAAGGCAGAGTAATCTGTTGAGTCCCCTCTAGCCACATCGGCTACTACCATGTAATCTTTTCTGTAGTCTACACCTTCCCACACCCATAAATTACCGTCTACCCCTCTTCTTTCAAAAGGTTCTTTTTCATATGTTTCTTCATAGAAGGTCATATCCTCTGGTTCAAATACTGTATCACCAGAAGCTAAGAAATCACAATCACACTCTTGACCTGCCATTCTAGGACCTAGATCTGAGTCTTGTTGGTCTCTCCATTTTTGATCTCTTTCAGGATGTACCGTCCAAGGTAGTCTGATAGGTAGAAATGAATTTTCTCTTGATTCAGCTTTTTCCCATGTTTGATGGAACCAGTTACCAACACCATTAGGAGTTGATAATGCCATACACTGTCCACCGGTAGCTAGGGTTTGTTGTGCTGCTGTAAATGTTTCATCTACATTCTCTATAAATGCAGCCTCATCCATTAATAGTAATGATACCGCTTCTGATCTTGCAGCATCAGGTGATGAAGATTTAGCTGTTATCTTAGATCCGTTTTTTAATCTTAAAGATAATTTGTTTTTCTCAGTAGATGCCAATCTTAACCATTTAGGTAACTGATCGTACATAAAGATAACTTTGGTTACTAGGTTTCTAGCAGTTGCTTGAGTGGTAGCTAAAGCAAGAACGTTTTTATCTTTATGAAATAACATTAGCCATAAACTGTACGCAGAAGCTAAGGTTGAAATACCTAACTGTCTTGACTTAAGAGTAATGATATAATCATTATCTTTAAATAAATTTAGAATTTTATCCTGAAATGGATATAGATTAAATAAGATCCTTCCCCTTGTAGGGTGTTGAATGTGGCAGTACTTTCTCATGAAGTATGCTGGATCTTTAGCACATTTGATATACTCTTGTGCTATTATCTTTTTAATGTCTCTGCTCATAACTATTTTATTCCTCCTCTAAATACTTGGGGTGCTAGTCCATTATTTAAATTTATTGGATTGGAAAAAGATTTAGGATTTTCTCCTATGTAGTTTATCAATTGCTCTGGTGATACAGACATAAAACTACCAAAATTCTTAGATGTATCTACAAATATAAAATGATCTACTCCTTCTCTTTTAGCATATGTTGCTGCATATACTTTTTGTAGAGCTATTCTTAATGTATTAGAATCGCTACTTGATTCGTCAGTAATATACGTATTAACTAATTCTGAATCATAAACCTGAGATAATAAATCTTTTAAATCCTTCACAGCTTGTTTAAACCTATCTGGTGCTTGTTGCTGTATAGTTGGCATAAATTTATCAGGTCTACTTTTATCTAATCCTAATTCTTCTACAGTATCTAATATTTTTGCACCTCCAGTAAAAGAATGATCTCTTTTACCTAATCTTGCTGCTGTACCTTTTACTTCTAAGTATTTTCCGTTCCAGTCCAAATCTCCTTTTCCACCTTTCATCATTTTTACATCTCCTACTAGTGATGCTAAACCTATTTCAGCTTTTCCTACTCCTCTTCCTCCTTCTTGTCCTCCTATGTTAATAAGAAGTTGTATTGTATCAGCGGTTAACTTATCTTGTAGAGCTGAGACTAAATTACCGGAAGAACCTAATTGTGCAAAATTAATTGGCTTTTTAATATACTGCATGTAATCAGATAATTGATCATTATTAGATAGTACATTAAATACTCTTTGTGCAGCATCTCCAGATTCTAAAGTACTATCATCTATATTTTTTGATTTAATAAATTCGAAAAAACCACTTTGATTAGGCCTGTTTGAAATGTATTTTTTTATATGCTGTAATGCTTCAGTATCGTTTTCAATTGAACTTAATAGTGCTACTATATCATCTTTAGTTATAGGTTTAGCTTCTTCTGTTAATTCAGAAATTAGACTATCAAGTATTCTTTTATCCTTAGGATTATTAATATCCGGTACACCTGATTCTGTTCTCCAGGCCCATTCAGTATAGAGCTTGTTTGTTATGTTCATTATGCTTCTGGTTCTTCTCCTGCTTCAAAGTCTACAGGTTCGTCAGATAAGTCAGCTGGTTCTGCTGCTGGTTCATCACCTAAATCATCTGTTCCTCCAGTTCCGCCTCCGCCGTCTCCGCCAGGAAAGTCTCCACCTCCTGTATCTGCATCTCCTATATCAGCTCCATCTGCTGGTTCTTCTCCAGCTCCTTTCATAGGTGCTTCTTTATACAGTAGTGCAAGTTTATCTAAAGCTTGTTGGTATTCATTTATTTTAGAAAGTAGATATCTTTTACCCATAATCTGAGCTTCAAAGGTCTTACCTGTCCACTTTAAAATATAGTCTTGACCATTTTTTAAATTAACTCTAAATGATGTAGGTCTAGGTGATATCCAATCTATAGAATCTACAAACTCTTTAAAATCGTCTGTTTGTAATTTAACTATAGCTGCTTTTACTGTAGGAAATTTACCTAGTATAACATCTGTAGAATCTTCTAATACAGTCTCTTCTGGTGCTGATGTGTCTGGTTCTTCTTCTGGTTGTGGTTCTTCATCTTCTACTTCATCTAATAAAGACTCATTTAACGATTCGTATTCATCTAAGTTATGATCTATTACAGTTATACCTAAGAATCCAAATTCTTCTAATATATCATTTGCTACTGCTTCATCTTTAAAATAAAATATATTAGGATCATTAACGTCAAACTCTCCTTTATATTTATCATCTAAATGAGCAAGAGCGTATCTTGCATCTCTTATAGTAGTCTTAATATAGTACATACCTTCAGGAGCTTCAGTTAACTTCTGTTCAAGTTCTGTTAAAACCTCAGTATATGCTTCTAATACTAAATTAGCTAGGTCTTTTTTCTTCATTTTTTTCTTTATTAACTTCAGTTAATTCTTGATTTCTTCCTATATTAGAGACATCTTGATCTAACATATCTTGAAGTTTTCTTTTTTTAGCAGTAAGATCTTTTAATTGATCTACAACAGATTTATCACCTGCTTTATATTGTTTGGCAAGTTCTTTCATCTTATTAACTACAAGGTCGTATGCTTTTTGTGCTTTTTTTATACCTTGAGTACTTTTTCTTGATTTAGCGTTTTTTGATGCTTGTTTGTCAATACTTTTATCATCAAATGGGTCCTTACCACGAAACCCTACTCTATGGGTTTTAAATTTTTCAGCTTTATCGTACTTATTGGTAGCTAAATCACCAGTGGGAACATGTACATTTGATGTTCTAGTTTCATCCACATCATCTTCATCTACCTTACCTTTTCCTCCACAGTGTGGACAATCATCAGGACAGCCACAGCTTCCATTTACTATTGGATTGTTACAACAAGAACATATATCATCTCCTTCTTTTACAAATCTACTGCTATTGCTAGCAAAGTGTGTATGCATCTCATCATTAAACTCTTGGAGTTCTGCATCATCCATATAAGGGTAAATTTTTTCTCTTAAATAGTTTATAATATCTCTAGCATTTTTATATCCCATACCTACATTATCGTCAGCATCTCCTATTTCATTTTCCTTTATTCCAAGCTTATTATTTTTCATAGCTTCTCTCTCCTCATCACCGAGTTTGATATATTCTCCTTTTTCAGGATAATGGTTTCGGCCGTAGTCGTCTTTTTCTTTATCTTCTTTTTTAGATAAAGCTGCCTTTATACTATCAAGATTTATATCACCGTGTTTATCGCTTAATTTTTTAGCTGCTTGATATACTCCGTACCCCATTCCCATTAGAGTAACAAATTGAACTAATAGATCTGTAATTGATGGATCAACTGCTTCTGATAAATCAGCTGGTGCATCTGCTGGTTGTTCATCTATACTATCATCATATCCGCCTTCTCTCCATGCAGTCATCCATTGTTGGAAAAATAATTTTTGACCTTTAGGATCTTTAGGAAAATGTCTTTGAGCTATTGCTTTACCAAAATCTTCGACACTATCTAAAGGTAAATGTCCAACTATATGTTCGTTATCTGCAAAAGACATTCCTCCATCATTGTGTGTTAGATCTATTTTTTTTCTTGGTTTGTCTTCTCTTAGATCTGAATTTTTATCTACAGTATAATCTCTTAATTCATCGTCAGACATATGCTTTACTTTCTCGGGTGTAGTATTAAGAAAGTCTATCATATCAGCTCTTGTCATTTTACTTATCGGAGGACCGTCAGGGGCTTCATTTTTAGCTTTTTCTTTATCCATCATAGCTCTTATAGCTATCAATGTATTTTGATCTTTTCTTGAAAGTTGATTAAATCTTCTTCTCTCTAAATCTTCTTCGTCTCCTGGTTTCATTTCAGAAGTTAGCTTTACATTGGCTCCTTTATCAGCTAAATCTTTAGCTTTAACTTCATCATCAGTATAGACGATACCTTTATCTGCTTCAGATAATTGTTTTTCTAAAGATTCTTTTAGTACTTCTAAATTTTTTACAGTAATTTTCTCTGTTGGTTTTACAGAGCCGTTTTTAAGTTGTTCTAATGTAGATTCACATTTAGATAGACGGTCTTGTATCTCTTGATAAGTCATTTGCAAATGTTTAATTATATACGTATATAAATAAATAGATCCCTATTTCAATTAATACTTTTTACAGGTTTTAAGTAGTAAGCTATCTTTAATCACCCTTATTTTAGCAGGTACATTTAAAAAAATACAACAGTAAAGTCTAGTTCTACCATCTATAATATACGATTTATTATTTAATTCTAAAAATAATATTGGATGATAGTTATTTTTTTGTACTAATTTAAAAATTTCTTCTATACTAAAACCTCTATCTATATCTCTTGGATAAAAAGCATCTCTTTCTTTAAGAATATCTATAAAATTAGATGTATTTTTTTCTTCTAAAACCCGATTTAAAGTCTGTTTACAATTTTCTGTGTTTACAAAATTTAAAACACTACTATGTTTAGATGTATCAAAACTACTTTCTTTAATAGTTTTAATTAAATTTAATACACAGTACTGATTTATGTCTCTTGTAAATTTTCTTATATCTGGGTGCCATTGTGAAAATAGATTTTCTACATCAATAGCATTGAATAACTCATTATTTTTTCTTTCCACCTTTCATATTAGCACACCAGTGGTACATTTTACCTTTCTCACCGCCATACTTTTTAGCTTTTGCCCTAAGTGAAGATACAGAACCCTTACAGCTAGCACCTGATTTTTTTACTCTTCCGGGTCTAGACTTACCTTTCTTTTTACCGTCTTTAAAATTTTCTAGAGCATGAGGTGAATTATCATGATCACATTTGTGACATATATACAGGTCGTCTCCTCCATCTACTTTATCCCATGTCCAACCACAGTTTTTACATTTAACTTTAGAATCTTTTACTCCCTCGTCATATAGCTCCCAATCTCTTTCCTCCCAATCTTGAGGTGCTCTTCCTTTAACGTATTCTTCTCCTAAAAAATCTTCTATTAGAAGCTCGTTAACTAGCTGTATTAGTTGAGATTTCTTCATTTCTTTTATTTAAAGATCTAATCCGTACTTAGCTATTTCTTTAGCTAGTCTAACTATATCCTGTACTTTTGCTCCTGCTAGACTTCCTTTTGTTGCTGCCATTGAAAGTTTTACTGCTTTTACAGCTTGAATACCAGCAATTATAGCCAATGCACCAAGTATTACTACATAAATAGAGTGAGAGTAATCATGTAAAGAAGAGGTTTTATCATTTGGGTCTTGATCTTTAAATTTTTTGGGAAAGGCAAATTTTATTGCTTTTCCTAACCCAGATGTGTACATATCTTCCCATTTATGTCCATTTCTCACAAGCCACTCACCAAGTCTAGATGAGTTTTGTTTATTCATGAGCCCGAATTTGTTGAGTATGTTTCTTATAAATTTAACAGTTTTACCTATTATCTCCATAATTCCAGGACCTCCAACGATAACTGAGAGGGCTAATGCACCTGATATTGCTGCTTCATTTTGGGGCTTGTCGTGTTTAGAGGGTTTAACGTTTTTCGCTCCTGTAGCTATTACCTGTGCTCCTTGCTTAAAAGCACTATCTAATTCTCTTTCTATAGAATTTTCTTTTACTAGTTCGTTAACTAGCTTTATTAGTTGGGATTTCTTCATTTCTTTTTACTAACTCGTTTAGTATTAAATGTTTTTTTCTCTTATAAGTAGAGTTAGTGTACATTTCTTTTAACTCTTCTGTTTTGAAACTAGAGGGTGTATGGTGTCTCCATGTGAACCTTTTACCTATGATTTTACCTTTTGAATCTCTTTTATACTCTTTTGTTGATGGTTTTAATTTTATAGACATTATTTACCTTTGTTAATCTTCTTACCAGCTTTAACTGCATCTTTGTGTGCATTAGAGTTTTTATGAGCTGGTTTTGCACCTCTAGCTCTTTTAGCTCTAATATTAGCCCATAGACCTGGTCTTTTTTCTTCTAGGACTTCTTTTATTGCTTTTATAAGTTCTAATTTTTTCATAATTTATCTGAATGCATCATAAGCATTCTTACTACTATACCTACTAGAGAACCAAAAATAATCCATAGAGCTCTATTAACTCCATCTTTCCATTTTTTAATTACTTCTATTTCTAGCATTTGGTTTCTAAATTCTTTTTCATTTTCTTGTAACTCTAATCTATGCTCTGTATTTTTATTAGAATTTACGATAACACCATTTTCTGGATTCAGTAGAGTGTATTTAAGGTCAGAGACATCTTCTTTCATGTCCTGCATATCTTCTTGCATTTGTTTGAGCTCGCCGTTAGGCATATGCTTTTTGATATGCTTAATTTCCAACAGTAAATTCTCTAGGAGTTCTTTCTGTGTCATGATGTGATTTTTAATATAAATATAGGTTAGATTCGAGATCGGAGAGTATCCACATACTCTTTTAAGTCTTTGAGTATTTTTTGTTTATATTCTTTATTCATACCGCCCCAATCCTCTACAGTACCGTCCTCAGTAACAATGGTATTTGTATCGTTAATAGATTCTAAAACCCAATTTTCTATGTCATCTGCAAATGCAGAGATATTACCAGACATAATATTCTTTTCGTAATCTTCATAGAGACCTGTTTTACGTAGATCTTTTTCAAACTCTACTGTACAAGGGTCAAAACAAAAGCCATGTAGTTTATACATTTTCTGAGCTAGATGATGTTTCATTGGGCCTCCGCACTTTGGACAGACTAACGGTATTCTAATTGCTTTTTTAGCTTCATCTAACTTTGTAATATTTTGTTTTAAGCCGTTTTTAATAGTCCAAGTCTTACCGTTATCCTCCCATACATCTCCTTCTCTATACTTTTTAGTAGATTTACGGTACCCGGTTTGTACTTTAGTTCCTGATGTAAAATCTTTATTAACTAAATTTCTAACTCTCTGTACGTCTGATTGTTTAAATTCTTTTTTAAGTAAAGTGTCTTTACTCATAACCTAGCTCTTGTAATTTTTGTATAACATGATTAACATCTCCGTCTTTACATCTAATAGCGATACCGCCGTTAGCTGTCCATTCGTTAATGTTTGATTTTTTATCGTCTATTAATATAGAATTTTCATTTGCATATCTTTGTTTATCTGCTGAGTATGCAAATATAACTTTTGGTTTTGGGTTAAGATTATTTCTAGCCCATAAGTTTTTTCCTAATCTAGAGGTATTATCTCTAGATGGAGATGTCAGAAGATCTGGTTGGTATGACTTGATAAACTCCCATAGTTTTTTACCTTGTGGCATCCACTCCATTCCTACCCAAAATCTAACTCCAATTTTTGTATCTATAAGGTGCCAAAATTGTTCTCTACCGTACTTCTTTTCATACTCCTGTGGGTGCATACCGCTAAAGTGTTCAAACCTAGATTCGAAATTAGTAAGTACACCGTCCATATCACAATATATTTTGTATGGTGGTT